TTTCCCTACACGACGCTCTTCCGATCTATCTGCATACGTACTTGAAGTTTGACGAGAGCGGCGGCAGTCTTGCCTTCGACCAGTCGGATAACGGCCTCGATGGCATCGAGCGCCTTCTTCGCGAAACTCCGGTCATCGTAACCCGTCGATTTGTCCGCGAAGTCCGCAATGATATCGATGGTTCCTGATTCAACTTTGAACCTATCTGAACCATCCGTGACGGTTGCTTGGTAGCTGTATGTACCAGAATCCCAGATTGCCGTCGTTGCCGCATCGACGTTGATGTGGTGGGCTGTACCGGACTCATACTGTGAGGCGGTGATGACGACATACCCTGATGCGTTGACAAGAGCATACGACAGCGTCCATGTTGGAGCTGGATAGTCAGCGAGGGCGATCAGCCATTCGCAAGTGTCTCCCGCCGTGAGACGAGATGGTGTGATAAGTGGGAGCGCCATAGGTTCCTGTAACAGTTACCGGTTCTGTTACACGCAAACTGCATATAACGAATTGAATATAAAATAGCTTGCGAAGCACATCTTGGTTATAAGCATCAATAAAAAGAAAAGCCCAGTGTTTTCTGGGCTTTAATTAGTCTCATGCTGGCGGGTCGCTCCGTTTTTTAATGCGTTTGCTGGTAAATCCTTGATGCCATCATGCGCTTCTTGAAATTGTCAGAAAACAATCGATGGACTCGGAATTGGTTTGACTCCTCAAAGCGCCACATCTTCCCGTAAATCGCGTTATCCTCCCACGCAAGTTCAAGGCGAATCCTTTTTCCACCGGCGTTTTTCTTTGTCGCGCCGAGCCTCCTGTAGAGTCCTGGTCGTCCCCCTCCTTTCGGTGTGCCGCTGAAGTATCGCGGATCATCAAGCAAGCGCTTCCAGTTGCGCTTCAAGCCGCCATGAGCCGCGATAGCCGATCCGCCTGCTTGTGGTATCGGGATAGCCCTCTTCCGTGGTGTACGCAAGCCGCCATATACTTGCCACTTCAGGTACGAAGCCTGCACATCCTTAAGCCTTATTGTTCCGGTACGCATCGACCTTGATGCCTTATTGATTTGCCACGCAGACGGCATCGTCGTAAACGGTACCGGCTTGTCGAACACACCCTTCATCTCTTGCGGGTATATTTTTCGTAGGTCGAAAAGCGTGTCGTTTATCGCGCCGGCGAGCGCATATGGAATAGACTTCTCTTTGACATCGCGAAATTCCCGCATCACTGCTCTGATGTCAGACTTAATTGATACCTGCATCAACGCCTCCCGAATTTCAATTTCTTCACCTTCTTTATTGGTAATTTAGCACTTTTTTCTGGCGCGTTCTCGGCAGAGGCATCTAGAATATCCGTAATCCTCCTCCTCCTGATCTGCCCCCATGCCGGTGAGAGTATCCTCATAGCCGCGTATGAGTACACCCTTGTATCAACCGGCTCGTTTCTCTCCCGGATCTTCGTCCATACACGCTTTTCCCCTCGCGTCTTCTGTTCTTCAGCTGTCAGGCCCATAAAATACGTCCGCTCGTAGTGGTCCGGGAAATGAGCGCTTCCCTTTTCACCAGGCTTAATCGTCAGCCGCTTCAGGACGATACTCTTTGCTGCGTCACCATCTACCAGCCAGATCTTCAGGCGTCTGGTGCCTGCCCTTGTCTGCTTACTTATAACACCGCCCAAACTCGTGGATGCACCTTTTACTGGGAAAATCCGGTGTAGTTTATTTGCCTGCTCGCACCAGTCAAAAACCTGCTCCTGGTTGTAGCCGGCATCAATCGCCATACCATCGACGGTCAGTATCGATCCGTCCTGCCGAACGTACTCTCGGTCCAGTATCGCGTAGAGCTGTGAGTAGACGTCGTCAGTCCCATTGGTAAACATCGCCGTGTTTCCCCAGAGCACAGGGTAATCAAGCGACCAATTCTCGCCACCAGCTGCCCATCCGATGATTTCCGCCTCCAAGCGGTCTCCCTGAACGTCGACGCCGATCGTTATTACCTCGACCTTGTCCGGCAGGCGATCTGGATACCGCTCGCGCCGATCCATCAGCGGGGCATCCTCGATGCGCTGACCTTTCTCCTCGTACAGTTCGCCGAGGACCGTGTTCGTAAACACCCGTAGACGATCAGGATATCCAGAGCAATGCAGAAACTCGGCTGCCGTCTCCGCCCAAGTCACGAACGGACTGTACGCCTGCCAGATATGGAATCCTTGCCGCTTGACGATCTTCGGGTATTTTGCCTTCCACACGCCATTCTGCACCATATCCTGTTTGTGCTCGTGCTCGATGATGGCGCCGCAGTGCTCGCAGACGAAATAGGCGTGGATATGCTCGGCGATAGCTTTCTTTCGGTAGTCGAACTCTTCAGACTCGTCATCATCACGCACAAGATCCTTGATTGCGGTCTGGTCGTACTCGAACTTCAGGTTCGGAAACTTTAGCACCTGCAGCCCGCCGCAGTGAGGACACGGAAGGTAGTATTCCTGCTGATTTGTCTCCATGTAGGCCGGATAGATGCGGCTTGTATCGCGCTCCGTCGGCGACGATACCCACACCATCTTCCGGTCGCTGAAGCTGGTCGTCCTCTTGCGGGCGAGCATGAGAATGTCGCCCTCACCCTTGATGAGTCGACCCCATCGGTCAATCTCATCACCAACCAAGAGCCTGATTGGCCAGCTCGAGAGAGACACTGGAGAGTTTGCGCCGGGCATAGTGATGAATCCTCCAGGGAACTTCTTGAATGTGAGCGCGTTGTTGGCGTCGCGCTTGCGTTTATCAGCAAGCAATCCATTCAGCGCCTTCGTCTGCTCAAACATCGGGTCAAGGCGCTGCTTCGAGATGTTTTTCGCCTGCTCGATCGTCGGCAAAACCCACATCATCGGGCACGGATCACGGTGTGCGAACCTTCCAACAGTATTCAAAATCAATTCAGTCTTCCCTGTCTGCACAGACCACATCAGGACGACCTCCTCAACAAGGGGGTCTGAAATGGCATCCATAGGTGCGCGCTGATACTCGGCGAGAGCGACGTAATACTTGCCACGCTCGGTATATCTGAAATTGTCAGTCCACTCGCTCACCGTTTCGTTCGGCGGCGGCAGGAACGCAGAGTCGAGCGAGTCTGCCTGTGCTGCAAGTTGCGCCGTGCTTAGGTACATTCGTCACCCCCATCTGCATCAGATCTTTGGCTCAGCTCAGCGAGCGCATCATCGATCTCTTTTGCAAAGAGAACCTCGCGCTCGCGCGGTGACGTCGGTACCGGTATGACGGATAGCCTTCTGGCCAGCCTGCGCAAGTTCGCTTTCGAGCGCTGCACCTTGTCCAGGTAGATCCGGTGGACCTCATTTGCATCAGCGTATCGCCCTGTTTCGACGTTGAACTTGTGCTCTGCGAGATCGGCCTGGTACTTCGTTAGTCTCGCACGTTCTTTCTCGTAGTCCGACTCATCCTCAGTCGACGATGTACTCCTCGAATAGAACGCCGGTATAGCCTCGCGCAGATCATACTCGTTTCTCCCGTGCCTTGGGATAGTCTGCTGTCTCGCAAGTAGGCTAACGAGCTCGGTTGAGACGCCGAGGATCGTCGCCATCTGCCGCGTCGTGACTATGTATCTGAACCCTTCATCCACACGCTTCTCCTGTAACTGTAACTCCTATAAAACCAGTCAGG